GAGAGCCGTTAGCAGGAATAACATACTGACCGACAGTGGTAGCACCAGTAATAGCGTCGTCGGTAACAGTGAAAATATCACCAGTTTCTAGGCGATAAGCCTTGAAAGCAGTACCAGCGGTGTTAACAAAATCCTTGAGTCCCTTGTAGCCCTCGTACATGACTTCGGGAGCGGCAACAAGAAGAACCTCGGCAGTAGCAAGGGTAGCAGTAGCAGGGACAGCAACATCAAAAACCTCACGCTCACCAGTGGCAAGAGCACCTAGATTAACAACCCAACCATTCTGAACATCGGCAGTATGCTTAACGGACTCAAGACGACCAGACTTAGTAGCCGCTACCTTATCAAGATTACAAATAGACGCCATTTGGAATTCCTCCTAATAAAATTTGAGTTTTATTTATTCTTGGACCCACGGACTTCTTCAATCAAATGAGCATATGGCTTGGAACTACGTGGAGCATCATCGGTATCAACGATAATTCTATTGGAATTGTTCTTCTTTGGACCAGCAGAGAACTGAGAAGCAACCTTCTTGCCAACAAGAGCAAATAGGTGATTCTCTAGGTCTTCGAGAGACATAGATTCTGCCTTCTCACGTACACCATTAATCTCCTCTTCTGAAAGAGCGGAGAACTCAGGGGACGCGAATAAAGCATCTTCAGCCTGCTTACGCTCATCAGTAAGTTTGTTAGTCTTGAACTCACGAAGAGAAGTTACCTCCTCATTAAGAGTAGTAAACTGGCCCTTTAGAGTCTCAAGTTCAGTACTGACAGTAGAGTAAGTAGCAGAAACTGAAGCCTCAGTCTCCTTACGGGCGACATTGGCAAGGTACTCTGCCATCTCCTTAGTCATCATATTGAAAGTAGTAGTAGCACCATCTTCCATAGGAATATAGTCAGTCTTGTAACGCTTCTTAGAATCAAAATTAACTACAGGGAAATCTCCACTCATAGTATACTCAAAACCAACTAAATCCCAATTGTCCCATTGACGAGCAATTACAATTGCATCAGTAGAGTCAACATACCAATAATCATAAATGGTATAACCCCACTCGTCAGTCTTTGGATTTGGGTTTAATGCTCTGCTAAGTTCTGCACTTAGTTGAGAGTTGGTGAGAGAGAAATCGGTTGGAGTGCCAGTTGGATTATTCTCCTCAACTGGATTTCCTTCAGGCTTTACATTCTCATCAGTCACATCGTTACCTCCTTCTTGTACATTGCTTTGTACATTATTATCTAAATTAATAGAAAATCCAGTCCCGTTTTGAGACTGGAAATCTTTAAATAACTCAACCTTTTTATTTATATCTTTAATCATACTTTCAAATTCGTCATCTGTAGAATATGCTTCTATAGATGCATTTTTCATGGCAGGATTGTAATCATCGCCTAAGAACGTCGCCCCATAAAATTTGAAAGTATCAAAGTAGAAAAGCTTATCTTTACTATTGTATTTTCCGGTGAAGTCCGAATGGATTTCCATAGACTGGGATTTAATTCCATCTCTTTCAAGAATGTCAACAGAATCCTCTAGTTTATTCCATAAAAGTCCATCAACTACTAAAAACTCACGCTCTACTCCATCATCACAAGTTTTAAACTCATATCGTGCGTTATTTGTTTCTGGGATTACTCCGAAAGCAGAACCAAGATATTTAGTTCTGTAATGACCATCTTCCTTCACCAGTTCTTTACGATGGTTAGAAAAATCCTCTTCTCCATCTTTATTAGTTTCGATGTAGCCCAATATAGGAGTGTTCGCTAAGGTTGGGATAGCATTTTCTACAGATTTCTTACTAAAATAAGAACCGTTTAGATTCTCTTCAAGGTGCATCAAAAAAATTTTCACGGCAGTAAATCTAGTATCTTGCACGTCAAAATGATTAATTTTCTCAAATGTAATAGGAATAGAAGTGTTAACTGTCACAGGCATTTAACTCACCTCCTTCTACTATTTCTTAGCCCTATTCTTATTAGCATTAGTATCCTTGGTCTTAGCACCTGCGTTACCCAAGTCGTTTACATCCTTCTCGGGCCTTCCACCTTCACCATCAGCAGTTTGTACATGCGAAGACATCAGGGGAGTCATCTTGTCCTTCAATTTGAGATAATCATTCTCTAGTGTAAGGAGTGATTCAAAGTCTCCCAGTGAGAATCCCATTGTAGCGGCTACTAAACTTACTGGTGAACCAAATTGTGCGGCCTTGAGGTACACATCTAACATCTTTGCACGGTTGTAAACCGTCAAATCAAGGAAGAGTACCTTAACTTGATATGCCGCATTCTTTGTTACCTGAGTAAAAAGACGCTTACGGAAGAATCTCTCAATCTGACGTAGGAATGGAAACATCATGGCTTGATCAGTCTCAATCGAACGTTCAAGTCCAATTGAACCACCTTGGTCGGAGTTAAAGAGGAGTTGACTTGCACCAGAAGAACCATAATAATTTCTCTCTGCTAATCCAACAGTATCTTCTTTCTGTCTTGCCTTTTCAAAATCAACATCGGTTAGGTCCATTGGAGTGGAGACAACGCCTACTTGATCTGGCACGGCAGACTTAATACCATTATGGAAAATCTTTACACTAGGTAGAGAAATAACAAAATCCTTCTCATTCTTTGGGTCTTTCTTCATGGGAATCTTTTGGATAAGCAACTTATAATTATCAAGTTTTGTCTTAGCCTTAAACATATCCTTGAAGTCTCGAAGATCAATTGCGTCTTCGAACGAACCAGAAAATGGAGGGACTGAAATTATTTGTGACTCGTCAAACTTAAAGCAGACTGCCTTAGATGGGTCTAGTTCCTGCCACTGTTGATTCTTGTCTCTCAAGTACGTATTGTACATGGTAGTAAATTCGGGAGGATAGACAGCAAGTTTTAACTTATCAGAATCAAAGTATCCGAAGTTAAATGCGTATGTCCAAGTTCCATCTTCTAGTCCTGTAATCCGACAGAAGTCCGTTGGCATACGCTGGACCATAAGTGAATCCTTCGTCTTCCACTCATACCCAAAATAAACGCCTTCACACATAACTACAGCAAGAATCTTAGCAAATTCGTGCTTAACGTTATATTGCTCCATATACCAAACTGCGCCATCCCATGCTCTTTTGAAGTTAGGAGTTGACATCTTCTCACCAGGAATTACTACAGGCACTAGAACGTGGTCTAGAGTTAGCATCGTAGCAAAGTAAGTTACTAGGCGACGATACTGGTTACTAGTAGAGAGGAGATATTGGCTGACTTGACGTAAGTTCTTCTCGTTAGTATCCGGTTTTTCTAGGAAGGTTCTAATTTGGTCTTTAGTAAACCTTGCTGGCTTAAAGTACTCATCAGGCTTTAGAATGTTACGAATTTCTTTTAAGACAATTTCTTGAAATTCGGCAAAATTATAAGCGAGATTTGGTTCGGAATGAGGGGATGGAGAGGAGGGTGTGGGGGGAGTGCGAGATTTAGAACGTGGTTTGCTCATGGTGTTCCTCCTTTCTATGAGAATTAAAGATAAATTAGTTAATTAATAGGTAGTCAGTTGCGGAGTGTTCGGTTTGTGGATTATATTCATCAAGTTCTGTCTTAATTACAAAAAGCCCCATGCATACAGAAGAATAGCGGTCCTTGTCAGTTCTTTTTGTCATCTGAATAACGCCAAACTTGCCGTTACTCTTATGCTCTAGTTTTAAGTTGGCGACTTCTTCTACAAGATGATCGGTTTGGACAAATGGAAGAACCTCTGCGTCCATAAATTCCACATCATGTAATTTAAGATTATTGTCAACTCTCTTTTCCAAAAGTTGTAATTTCTTAGACTCAACAAAATCAATAAAATTAACAATCATTTCACTGTTAATTCCTTGCGCTTTCAAGTCATAGAGAATTTCTTCTGCATCTGCAAGTTCTGGCTCTTGGTCTGTATTAACAGTTTTCCAACATCCAAGACTGTCACCAGTTTCAGGGTCGATTGTATCCTTTAGACACTCATCGATGAGGCCACGGCCCAATCCGTTGCCGTCCGCTACAACCATACGAACATTGCCATACTTGATTCGTGTCTTCTTTAGGATTGCAGTTTGCGCCGTAAAATTAAGACCGTTTTTAAGGTTGATTAGATTGACCAAACTTACTCTAATAATTCTTCCATCTTTCGCTCTCTTTAGCTTGAAAACTGAAATTGACGATTGGTTGTTGTTCTTAGACTCAGAACGCGCAACGTCCATTGAAAGAACGTATTCTGATTTTCCATCACTTTCAAGCTCTGCTGAAGTTAAAGTACGAAGGTCTAAGAATTTATTAATATCTACAAGTGCGCCATCTGAAACGCCAACCCATCTTGACATGTAGTTTTGTGCAAAAAAAGTTGGAGAAAGTTTTGCTTTCTTTTCAAGCAATTGAGATTCGGTTTCGCCCCTGCCAAATCTTACAGCAAGTTGCCAATCCGCTCCAATCACAATCCGTCCCTTTAAGTCAGCCATTTCGTCAATCATTTGCAAATTGCGTGAGAACTCGTCACTTCCTCTAAAACCAGATGTGGTTAGAAAGTGGATTTGACCATTTAATTCTTCTGGGTTGTGTCTTCCTAAACCTAAAACTGGTCTAGGAATGTTTACAATAGGTTCCAAAACATCTTGGAAAAGGCTATTATTTAAAAGGGCGGATTCTTCTACGTTCAGTCTCTTTCTACGTGAGCCCTTTGAACTTTGTTGATTAGCTAATACAGTTATTGAACCGCCAGAGTGAAATAAAATTTCAGCAGAATCCTTTGCAAAAGATGCCTTTACAACCTCATCCTTAATTATTGGGAATGCTCGTATAATTTCCCTGTATTTTTCTTCCAAAATCTTTACAGCATTTTCTTTAGTCTGTGCCGTCATGGACAAATCAATGTCTGGATAGAAAATTGCTGTATGGATCATCGACAAAACCTCACACAATGTTTTCGAATAGCCACGTGGAAATACAGCATATGCAGAAACAAATCTTGATAATGCACGTAAGAATACACGCTGATCAAAATGTAACCTAATAGAACTGTCTTCTGGTGTAACTAAATCTACCCAAAGGTCTGGATTCCACCGTGCCCAAGATACAAAGTCCACCCATTTGTGAAGATTTGCATCAAACCCTTTTGCTTGAATTTCACCTATTGAATTTACAGAAGAATTAAATTCTGGATTATAAATATCTGTTCTACTAGTTGATTTTGAATATTTATGATTATCGGTTTGAAAATTATTATATCTACTCACTCTCATCAACTCCGTCATCTTTGCTTAAATTTGCCAAAGATGATTCATAATCTCGTTTCCTATCATCATAGAACTTCCAAATTTCATTATATTCAACATCAGGCAACCCTTTTAAATTTCTTACGTAGTTAATATAAGCCCAGAGGACTATATCAACTTTATCTTGTGGTTGCTCTTTGAACATAGGAAGAATTGGTATAATCCCATGAGATTTTTCAACCTGTCTCACAAGTTGTCCAAATCCGTCCAATCCTTCACTTAGATCAGCCTTAGAGAACTGTGCGGGTTGTAACTTTCCTGCACTTGTCATATCCTTGAAAATTGCCATGTAATCTCTTGCTTCTTTGGTATCCCCTCTAGCCATTGCATTTGTTGCTTTGACTCGACTAATACAAGCAAGTTTCAAAAACTCTACATGACTTGCAGTTGGAAGTTTATAGTTGTTCTTCAAATCATTATATAATGCTTCGAACGCAATAATTTCTTTTGGAGTGAACTCAAATCCCCACTTATCATATAGTTCAAGTGGAATTTCATTTTGATTTGTAACTGCACTAGAAGTTGACTTCTTAGATGACTTTTTTTCAGTCTCTACAGAAGTGCCAACAATTTTATCATCTTCTCCAAACGAACTATTGTCCCAAGTCCATCCCTTATACTGTTGGAGTGACCCAATGCACCGCATAAAATTTCCAAAAGGATTATCTGGATATTCTTCTACACAACTTCTCCACAATGATGCAATAAATGGTTTGTCAATCTGTCTTAGTACATCCTTAACAGACTCAACACTACTCACATCAACCATGTCCGATAAGCACGTCTTACAAATTGACAATCTTTTATCAGGGTACATCTTGCTCGTTGTAGCATAAAAGGAAGTTTCGAGTTTCCCCTTGCCACAAGAAGCACATATTTTCTTCTTTGGTACGGCCTTTTTAGCCACAATCTCACTCCTTGTATCCTCATATTAAGTTTGATTTAAGTTTGAGACTAAAATTCAGACACAACCACAAGTATAAATTAAAATAAATTAGTATAAATATGTTTTACGTAGTTGTGTCCAAATTTTAGTCTCAAACTAATTGAATAAGAGGTGCCCCGGAGGACACCCCTTTAAATTCGCTAGGTTTGTAACCAGAAACCTAGTCTCCCCTAGCTTATTATAGAATAATGTCATACCCGATTGTCTTACCTCTTCCTTCTTGGAAAAGGTGGATTTTTGCTCCTGGTTTCGCACCAGTCAAAAGACTATCGGAGTACTCATCTCCACCCATAATTGACGGAAGTTGAAGAACTTCAACGTTGTTAGTCGTTCCAACGTTAACGGTAACTTCCTTACCATGATGAAGATGTGCGGAGTAACAATAGTCATAGAACTTCCGATGTTGCATTGTAATTCCCTTTAAGAAATTCTCAACACTAGACTTCAATCCATGTCCATGAATTCCGATTACATTATAACCACACACAGAGAAATCAACATAAGTTTCTTTATAGTCTGGTACTGTAATTCTCTTGTTGTCCTGCAACATATCATGAATGTACATATGGATAACCCTCTCCATATCCTCATTCACAAACTGTCCAGCACTCGTTCCGAGAGGACGAAGTTCAGGATGATTGGCAGAGCGTACATGATGGTAAGTTAACTTAACGTCTTTTGACAACTTACTTAACCACTCCACCATGTATCTGCTAAATCTAATTGTAGAGTCAACCATTCCATATTGTAACGCCATTAACTGGCTGACTCGTAAAGCGATTCCTTCAAGACTGTCTCCAGCGTTAAGTACATGTAG